TGACTTTGCAATTATTACACAATCGGATTCTATATCATATTTCCCATCCTTAAACGTTTGATTCTTTTTAAATCTATATGATATTGGGCTATTTTTATATAGTTCTTGATACCTTAAGTCAATAGTGGACATAATATCCCACATCTTTTTAATATTTTTGTAATTAGCAATATTTTTAATACAAGTTTTCTCTATGTCTAAATCTTCAAAAAATTTCCTAATGTGATCAACACCTCTCTTAACAGAGTTTTCAACTACTGACAAGAAGGTGCTTTCAGATAATACGTTAAAACATTTTTTATTCAAATTAATTAATGAAGAATCTGTATAATCAATATCTAAACTTCTGAATATAATTCTTTTGTTACTAATGAGGTTAGAAGATATGTTTTCTCTTAAAATGTCAATTAGAGTCCCTTTCTTCTTTCCAACTGTGTAAGAGATAGGTAGGGATGACATATACAATTCATGATCTATCCTCATTTTATCTAAGTCACCATCTAACATGAAACACTCATGTTTTAATGTAGATGAGTTTGTTATAAACCTATCATCAAATTCAATTTTATTTTTAATGCAAAACAGTGTTTCCACTGAATTTTTAAATTTAAATGAAGAGCTCAATATCTTACAGGGATAATAATTTTTAACTCTCATTGGTTTAATGTCATCAATTATTATTGACCTGCTGAAATCTTTAATATAATCAAAAAGCTTTTGATTTGGATAACTTAGTTCTATTAACTTCGCATCAGGTTGATCTTTTTTTGAGTTTATAATCATCTTAAGAACACTGAATGATCTATCTATTAATTCATGGCCTTTAGTAGAATTAAATATAGCGTTAATACCATGTGATATAGAACTATCATATGCCCTTGTTGGGAGAATTAATGATTTGTTAGTTTCCCATTTATTCTTTCTTAATATATCTAAATGTCTCAGTGGTTTAAGCAACGCTTTGTTAATAAAACTCACTTTATCCATTCCTAAGAATTTTATTAGTAGGGGATCCACATTAATATCCAAACCTAAAATTGATAAGTGCATTGCTCCCATTCTCAGGACAATGTCAGTATCATTTAATGTTACTGTCTTATTAGCATAGGTCCTCACTTTCTGAAAGAATTTCATGATAACGTCCGCAGTATCTTTACATGGTTCATATTGAAAGATTGGTATGAGAAAAACAGAGTCTGGGATAAGAAACCCTTGACCTATTGCAAATTGTGAATTAAACTCGTTTATCACTGATGAGTAGGTGCTTTTATATATATTTTTTATGATGTTAAAGTAGCGATTAATTACTAAAGTAATATTTTCAATCTTGTTACACAAATATTTTTTATCTATATTTTTAGCATGACAGACGCTTCTTAAATAGTCATCTGATGAGTAGATAGTTTTAACTCTAACCACTTCATCTATCTCAGAAACC